GTTGTTCTTGGTCTCAAACGCCGTGTCCCACGACTGAATGATGTATTCACACTTTGGAGGGTCGTCCTTCTCCCAGCTACGCCACATCCTGCGCGAGATGACAGCGCTGTTCTCAGATGTGGGCTGCTGCATGTACTGCGCGTTCCAATAACGCGGGTCAAGCGACGCTTTCGTAGACTTAAGTGATGTTAGTGGCCACTGCTCTGGCCAAAGTGACTTCTCGTCCTCTGTGTCCTCGTTCAGTATCGCAGGCAGCTCCACAATATCCCACGGAATCGCCTCAGGATTCTTAGACTGGTAGTCAATTAAGCGTCCAGTCAAGTCCAAGAGCGACCACCTAGTCATAATGACTATGATCGCCCCGCCCGGCATCAAACGTTGGAGCGGGCCTGTCTGGAACCACGACCATGCGGTGTCAAAAGCCAGTCTGCTATTTGTTTTAACGTCCTGCTCGGAATGAGGATCATCAATAACGAACAAATCAGCACCACGACCAGCAAGAGCGCCCCCGACACCAGCAGCATAATACTGACCGCCAGCGCTTGTAGACCACTTACCAGCAGCCTTTTGGTCATCTGCAACCAACGTCTGAGGAAAAACATCACGGTACTCCTCCGAATCAATCAAATTTCGCACCCGCCGACCGAAGTCCTCCGACAGACCCGCAGTGTGCGTGCCCATGATGATCTTCTTGTTGGGGTATTTGCCCAGAAAGTACGCAGGGAACAGGTACGAGGAGAACTCAGACTTGCCCATACGAGGCGCGATGTTGATAATCACCCGTTTTTTCTGCCCCTCGACCACGTCCGTGAAGATTTTTGCCAGTTTCCTGTGGTGCGGGCCAATCTTAAAGCCGGGATACACAGATGTAGCAAAACCCAACATGTTTGTTTTGGCCGCTTGCAGACTGGCGCGGCGTTCGCGCACCTCTAAATCATCGAGCAATTCAATCTTGTCGTTCAAACTCATGTACGGAAGCGCTTTTTGTATAGCCTCCAGCTCCACTTTGCTTATCGACGTGAACTGTTCAAGATTCATCTGTGCTCTCTGACCCATCATTCTGCACAAGTGGGATATCTTCTGGGCGCTCGGAAACGTCCACCACGTCTATCACCCCCATGAACTTGGCCAACTTATCTTTGATGCGCTGCTCAACTTCAGCGTCACTCATCTCAATCTTCTTGACCTCAATTTGCTCAGTAAACAGCCCGACTTCCGTGACTTTACCTAGCGCGATCAAAGCTTTCAGGCGGATGTTGGCGTTGGGGGACTTAGTCTCTTCAACCAGCTTGGCCACTGTGTAGCCCCGGATCTCCTGCGCCATATCAATAAACTGCCAGTCATAGGCCGCCAACATGCCTGTCAGATGTCTTACAGCAGGGGGAGTCTTAAGTTCAGCAAGAGAAGCTTTTTGCTCCGTGGTATCTGCGTTGGTGGTGAGCGTGTTGAATGCTTTTCGTGCAGCTTGTGTTTGTTGCTGATCCGCAACAGAGGCGTCATCTTCTACGCCTAACTCTGCTAACCACTGCTCTGTGGCTACTTGCGCAGACAGCAAAGCTTCTGGCTCCGCGTCGTCCAACTTTTCAAACCCATCCCGAGAGGTGACCTCAGGTTCAAAATGCACCAAGTGATCTAACATGCGTAGGAATCCTTTTCAGTTGCTTCCTCGTTGGCGCTAGTGTACACTTCTTTTCGGCGAGTGCGCAAGCATTTGCTTCTCCTCGATGGTTTCAGTTGCCATCTTTACCCCCGGAACGTCTGCAGATGCCCGGGGGTTTTTTTTGCCTCGAGGTTTTTCCAAATTTTTATAAAATTTTACGGGGGTGCTGTGTTTTTATACAGTATTGTGATTCCGGATTTTTTAAAAATTGAATCGTGGTTACGAAACAGTGTTCACACCATGACGCCACGGCACGGCTCAATAGGGCTTGGTGGGGGTAGGGTGGGGGTCAAGTGTGGTCAAGTGACCACTGTCAAGTGGATACGGCAACGACTTGTGGTATACTAGATGCATCGGTTGGGGATTGCCTAGCCGATTGGTTGCCTCGCCCATTGCGAGGCTTTTTTATTTAGGAATCAAATCATGAACAAGCAATACGCAAAGTTCCTCGCATCACTTCGCACCGCACTCACAGCCAACCGAAAGGCTGGTGAGGCCCTTGCAGAGTATCGACCTATCTACAACAAGCTAGCACCAGAGTCACAGTTCGTGGTGCGCTTGGAAGTAGCAGGCGAGATCGCTGACGCCTTTGAGTGCGAGGTGCGTGAGAGTGTGTATCGTGGCGAAAAGACCATAGCCTTCGATGGTGATCGCAAGAGTGATGCACGCAATGCGCTTCGCTACTACTTCCCTGTGAAGTCTGACTCACGTGGTTCGAACAACAAGGCAGACCCAGTAGCTGACTTGCTCAAGAAGTTCAACGCACTGAGCGCAGGTGAGAAACGCCGTTTCTTGAAGGCAATCTAATTGTGGTCATTTGACCACAGTTTTTTCGGAGAGCACAACGGGCGAGGTCTGCCCGTTGTTTCATTTACTGTCAATCTAAGGAATCACTATGACAACCAAAGAACTACAACAACTTGTTCGTGAGTACATGAACGAGCCTGACCACAACAAAGCCGCCGTTCTCTACGAACGCATCATCAACGAATACGACAGCCTCGGCAAAGTCGTCCCCTTCTAAGGAATCATCATGAGCAAATCATCTAAAAACAAACACTACGCCCTCTCTCAAATGAAAGAACTGCGTGCAGAGTTCGTAGCCATGCGTGACAAGTGGGAGAAAGACCCACGAGCAGTCATGCAATACAAAGCGCAACTGCGTGAGCAGAAGGCGAAAGAGTCCATCAATGAGTGGGAACAAATCAAGCGTGAGTCCAAACAACTGCGCCTCCTCTAAGTGTGGTCAAATGACCACAATCAATCTCTCCACAACGTGTTGTGGAGAAGTAGGGTAAAAGTGTTGTTTTTTCGCACATACCCACCACTTGACACAACTGGACACACACGAGGGTATCCCGCAACCCGCATGGATACTAGCGTTCAGCGTACACACGTCCACAATACCTATATATATAAATACAATTTTCATTTAGATATATATATCTGTATGTTGCTGGGTGTGTCTAGTTGTTCAAGTTTTTATCTTAGTCTTAGTGTTCTTGAAAAATGGTGGGTATTGTGGTCACATCGAGTGCAAACCCGCGTGTATACTACGTTTGACCTCGTCATCCACAAGTGGGCCACCTGTGTTGACTGGTGGGCCAGTTACAAAACCAAGTGGGCCAGTTAGCCCCAACCTGTAAGGATAAAGTATGCAAATCAAAACGTGCGCTAAATGTGGGGAGTCGCGCCCCCTCAAAGATTTCACGTACCTTGCCACGTATGCACAGTCAAAAGCATGGGGTCGAGCAGGCAATGTGCGTATGGAGTTAACCTCCAAGAACTGCAAAGACTGCCGCCCCAAGCGCAAACCAGTAGCAAAGCTCAGCGCCAAGGAGATACACAACAGGGTTCAGACAGGCGACATGAACGCACTCATGGCCAAGCACCTCAGAGAAAAGCAAGCTCAAGATGAGCACAACAAGCAAGCTATCGCATCACGCAGGCGATGGCTCAAGGTATGGAAGGCAGAGCTAGCCGAGGCACTCAAGCCCATCACATACGAGATCGTCAGCGCCCGTAACGCATGGATGTACGCAAGGCGCAATGGTTACGTAGACAAGGCCACGTTCTACCATGAATACATGGGGATGTTACAGCTAGCCAAGAACAGGGTCGAGTTCAATCATGCGTTACGCCCACGCCGACCTGCTAGCGCAAGGTGGGCGGACTACATAGACGATGCCATCTTTGCGAAAACACGCGAGATGTGGGCGGTGCTACCGCCTGTATATAAACACAGCAAGATACCCTTGCTGATAACGTACCGCCCCGATGGGGAGTAAACCGAATGTGGTCAATTGACCACAATGCCGCCAGTCATTCACTGGCAAACAACTTAGGGAGAAGTAAATGAAACTAACACAAGACGAACTATGGGATTTGTCCGAGATTGCTTGGGCTCACGCTCAACACAACGACGAAGACCCCGAGTACTACGACAAGTTCGAGGCATTGCATAAGAAACTTACGGCAATGGCAATAGCAATCAGAGACAAAGAAGGAGTAATCAAATGAAAAGCATATGGATAGCGGTCGGTCGTGATGCCGACTTCGGAGAAGATCACACAGTCGAGGACATGTATGTGTTCGAGTCATCGTTCGACGCACACAAGTTCATCAGGGGCATCAAGCATTACATGGACATACCCGAGAAGATACGCAACCAAGACTGGTCGGTAGAGGAGCACCCTATAAACGAGAACAAGATCAGCGCCTTGTTGAATTTTCACAGCACCCACAAGGAGGATACAAATGGTGATAACTAAGCCAACTAAAAAGAGTTGGGTTGAGTATGGTATGGACAACCCGTTCATATTCAAACCCAAGTACATCAAGTTCAGGCCACCACGCATCAAGCCTATCAAAGAGGACGACTACCAACTGCTCGACTTCTTGATGTGCTTTGCGGCATACGACGTGAAGGGGTTCGCCTCGTCCGAGTTCACGGCGGGTAGTCTCAGCTACCTACTACGCACCTATGGCGAGAGCTTCACGCTCATGGGACACAACATCTACAAATATCACTTAACGGAGATACGCAATGCATACGCTGTGGCAGAAATTTGAAAGGGCGGTGGTCTTACTAGCCATCATTGTTTTAATTCTTGATCTGTTCTATTGGAGAGGAGGCTAATACACAAGGAACACTCATCAGTC